CCGTCGTGCATATGGCACCAATATTCCTTACGTTCAAAGCCGTTACGACTCGGAGCCCTATGCTCTCGAGCAAGAAGTGGTGGCTTGGGAACTGCCGGAAGAAGTAATCGAGAACGCCGGTGAAGGCCCCGCTCAGGTTGACCTGCGTGCGATCGAAACTCGCAACGCAATGTCCCGCCTGATGAACGCCTATGAGTACACCGTGTCTCAGGCTATTACCGTAACTGGTACCTACAACCCTTACGAGCTGAACACTGGTGCTGGCAACCAGGACGGTCTTGGTTTCACCAGCTGGACCACCTTTAACACTGCCTACGGCGCTGCTTCCGGTCCTTCCGCTTGGTCCTCCCTGACCTCCAACCCGATCGAAGACGTTCTGACCCTGAAGCGCTCTGTCGCTAACCAGATCGGTATCCGCCCGAACTCCATGGTTGTTGGTACTGCTGTGTTCGACCAGCTGCTGACCAACCAAGCGATCCTTGAGCGTATCAAGTACACCACCGCCGACAGCATCGACACCGACATGCTGGCCCGTTACTTCGGCCTCGAGCGCGGTCTGCGTGTGGCTGAGGGTCGTTATCTGGCCACCGACGGTAGCCTGCAGCCCGTGTTTCCTGAGAACGGCATCCTGCTGTTCTACAGCCCGAACGGTCCCTCTGACTCCGTTATGCCTGCTGGTGGTGCCAATGCTGCTACCCCTGCCTTCGCTTATACCTACCAGCTGACCGGCACTCCTGCCGTTCGTCCTGAGTACTACATCCGTGAGCGTCGTGTTGTTCGCGCTGAGATCACTGTCGAGCGCGTGGTTAACCTGGTTGGCCTCGGTGCCACCGGTCTGATCGGTTCGGGAGCTATGGTCACCGACATCCTGTCCTGATTAGGAAGGAAAATAAGGAGGTGTTATCATGGCAATTTTACGTCCAATCACAAAGGCGCAGTACGAAGTAAGCTTCACTGCGATCGGTGGACCGACTTTTACGGCGGTCTTTACACAATTTAGTGGAATCAATGATTCCTCGGACAGCAGCACCTACGCTAACGGAACAGGCAACCGTCTGTACCACGTTGTTGGTCCCCGGACTGCGGACAATGTCACATTGACTGCTCCGTATGACCCGACCATCTTCAAGACTCTCGAGCAGTTCTGGCTTGATTACAACTGTAATCCCGTCACCATTACCGTCACCCCGCGTGATTGTATCGGTGAGGGCGCTGCCCCTGGCGGCGGTCAGTACATTTGTTACGAGTGTCAGTTTGTGAGCATCACGACTGCCGACGTTGACCGTGAGAGCGGCGATGTACAGACGATAGAAGTGGAGTTCACAGTAAATTACTGGGAGCGCACATAAGCGTCATCTACTGGGAATTTACTATCTTGGGCCCTCGCTCCGGCGGGGGTCTTTTTGTAGGTAGGGTAAAACCAGGGTAACGTGGGATAGTTATCAGTCGTATGGCAAAAACGACATTTTCAAGTGGGGTTATTGTCACCAGCCAGTGGCTCAATGGCGCCCAGCAAATCTATTTCGATGGCCAAGACCTCGACTGGCACTATCCGCCGCTCGGCTTAAACTCGCTCGTGCGTACAGGCCCTAATGGCCTTGATTCCGCGTATGTCACCCTGGTAACAGACCAGCCTGAACTGGATTCCTCGGGGCTTTTATCTAGCGGAGCGCCAATTAGCGGAAGTAAGGTCGTCTCCGGCATGTGGAACTTTGGTTACGACCCTTTGGTTGTAGGTAACCCTGCTAACATTAGGGCTAATGCTCCAAAGAGTTACACAACCAACGACAAATACGACTACGCCAACGGCATTCCATCTCCTTCAGTCCCTGATAAGTTCAACGCACTTGACCCCGCCGACCTAATCACCAAGGAAGTTCTTGAGCAATTGATTGACTATATTCAAGACGTTCTGGAAATAGATAACGGAGTCTATTACTCTGCCTCTAACCCTGGTTGCCAGAACTACAGCCTCGGGACCGGGAACACTGACACTATCTGCCCGCTTTAAGGAGGTTGAACCATGGCGCGTTACGCCCCCCTCCCTAGTGTCAACATCGACCCCCGCAACGAGGCGGAGCTGGTCCAGGCTGCTTCTCAGCGGGTTTATCAAGCATCAGGGCAAACCCTTAATGACTTTTCGGCCGGCAACCCTCTCGCAGCATTACTGGAAGGCCAAGCTTTTGCTCAGGGTGAGTTTCTGTTCTGGGCGAACCAGCTTCCTCAATCCATTTTAGTTGAGTGGCTTGGCCCATTCCTCGGCGCAATGCGCCGTCTGGGCACCCCAGCAGTTGCTCGACTCACACTATCCATTCCTCCTTCGGATACAGTCACCGTCATACCTGCCGGGACTGCGTTCACCACTGACACAAATCTGACCGCAGGGGAATCGTACACTTTTGTTACAGACGCAGAAGTATCCATCCCGGCTGGCGAATCCGTAGCCTATGTGACAGTTGCCTCTCAGTATGTAGGTTCTGTTTACAACGCTCCCGCAAACGCCATTACCGGAACCTCCGCGATTAATGTTAATGGTCTTACAGCCACAAACCCCAAGCCTGCAACTGGTGGTAGCGATGTTGAGACCTACCAGGAAGTTCAAGAGCGTTTCTTCACTCTGATTCGCCGTCGGAATCCAGTCAGCGCTGAGGACTGGCAAGACTTCTTCACAGACTTCTACGGTGTAGGCACTCAAACTTCCGTTCAACCCAACCGCCCCAACCAAGGTACATACAACTATGTAACCGACTACCTGAAGCCGAACGGCCAGGTGTCGTTCTTTGTGCTTGGCCCTGACGGAGTGGAACTCAATCAAGCTCAACTGGAACGTGGGCAAAATGTTGTGAACTACTCTGTGCCCGTTGAGAACCAAGGGCACCTGTACCCTATAACCCTGAGCCAAGTTCAATATAATTTAACGGTAGAAGTTGATGCAAACGGTAGCTTCGGTCAAAACCTAAAGGACAGCTCCCTCAACTTTCGCGACCGGCTGTTTGAGATTTTGACTCCCGGCCAGGTATTTCCATCCACCATTGACCCAACAGTTAGTGACGTAGATGCTGCATTCTACGGGACCTTTGACACATCCACTCGTTTTATTGACCCGCATATTGAGATAAGCGCTGCCTATAATACACCTCCTCTTTTAGAGCCTTCGGCCGCCACCTACACCAATGTTTACACATTTGAGCCTACGGGTTCTCTTTTAACTCTCAACGATCTTGTAGAAACCACGTTGCCGATCCCCGTCTATTATCCTGTCCTTACGGACTTCACCCCTTACTCTATTGAGAAAAAAGACCAAACCATTTACGGGAACTTAACCATGCAGCAGATCCAGTATCTTGCTGCAGGTGTGTTTTTGCGCGGCCAAGTTTGTTACTGGGATCCCGCTGTGGGGGGAGACGGGGAACTTCACGTTATCAACGAGAACCTTACTATTGGGTCTCAGTTAGAGATTCCCACCCTTATTGCAGCGGGTCGGATTTCTGGAGCCAAGACATACTCCCCGTGGCTGCCCGGTAACACTTACCAAGAAACAACCGGAGGAGGCACTTATGACCCTGAAATTATTCAGTATGATTATAATCCGGGGGATGGCCAGTATGTGCCTGCCTCCCCATCTTCAGTCATTCAATCCAAGCGCCCAGGTACATTCGTGTGGGTAGTGTCAAATAACTTCACCCTGCAACCTTCTACAAATGATGTTACTGGAGCCACCGCCGCATCTTTACTCGGGTCCCCCATTACCCCTCAACTTTTAGAATCCGGTTCTTCCTTCACTGCCGGAATGTGGGTGTATACCCCACAAATAGGGTCCGGTCCAAACCCTGTAGCCGACCCTTACTACAACTATGTTGACACACGGTTAGGGGTTGTCAACAAGTATGCCTATGTCGTCCAGTCGTTCACATTTGACTCCAAAGGTCGCACCGTGAGTGTTTACTTTGACGAGCTTGTTGAACAGGGTGTCATTAAAGAAATTGTCGTTCAAAATGCTGACGGTGGTTTGCCTATTTACAAGTACAAACCCCGTTTCCCTGCCATCACTTACCTGGAATATCGTGCAGATAGCAGTAGTGTAGCCGAGTATTACATTGCTGCGCAATATTTCACACCCACCAGCACAAGTGCTCAAGATCTTTTGAACCAAGGACTTGTATTCCCCTTGTACATTGATACTGTTCAATACTCCTCTTTGGTGTTGGAGATCGAGGCAGGGACCGTGAATAACCCCACTCGAATGTTCCGCTTCTTTAAAGGGGACCGGACTTTCTTCCGCCAGGGCTCCAAGGTTATCTCTTACACAGCAACCACAAACGTTCACCCCCTTTTCGAGTTTTACATCTACTTGGAGAATGGGATATTCGTAGAGACTGCTCAGTATCTTCCCGCGCAGTTCGAATCGGTTGACTATGTCCCCTACTTCAACCCTGCCTATATCACTTACTCTGAGGACACTGTCCTTTCCAAGGATGGCAGAAATCTTTACAGGGTGATGAGGGCATTCACTCCTGATGACACGGTTGTAAACTGGACAAACACCACTGTTGTAAACACGGCCCGAATTGAAGAGTACGAGGGTAACCTTCTTCGTTATGTAGACCAGTACATTTGCGAAGAAAACATCCTCTCTCAGTTAGGGCGGGACATCTCCGCAATTAAGTTGGGAGTAGCGCAAATTACGGTCATCCCTAAAAATAGCGGACGTTTTAGCAACTCGCGCCCCCAAGCTGTGTACGTCTGGGAGAATACTTCCTCCATTACCGAGACCCCCCAACTCTCTTGGTATTCGGGCACTCCTTACCCTTACAACCCTCCTCAGTATAATGAGGGAACGATGAAGCTATGAGCCAGCAGCTAATTCCCGTTAACGGTGGTGTAAATCCCGACCTGCAGACTACAACAACTACACCTTCGGGTCGGCTCAATGTTCTGTCGCCGCAGTATATCACGGCTAACGGTTTAGAGTCCCGACCAACGGAGTGGGTGCCAGATGGTCGCCCAATTTACCGTAGGCTACCAGCCACCAGTGAGACGTATCAAGTTGATTTCCTTAACATTGTCACTCCTCCGAATACTGCTGTCAGGGCAGAACTACAAGAAGTGGGCTATGTTTATGTGCCGTGGGGGGCAAGCATCAACGGCCCAATTTCAGCAGAGGTTGTTCAGGGAGGTACTTCGAGCACCTTGCTTATTAAGGCGGGCACCATTGTGTGGAAGTACGGTAAGACAGAAGTTTTGCCTACAATTATAGATTTAAGAGTTTTAGATGTAGTCAGTGGCAGATACATCATTGCTTATCAGTTGGTTTATGATGACTCCCCCATACCCCATCTGTACCAGGTGGAGGATTTCACTATCACTGGTCTTCCCTTAACTGTAACCAGTAGCACAGATAGTGTCGTAGGTTGGCGTTATGTGGCAGAAAACGCCTTTCTGAATGATGACAAACGGTTCTGGTCCAACGAGGACAGTTACTTTCCAACCTCCCTTCAACCGACAACTGCTTTTCTTCAATGGGAGAGTGAGCTTGGACAAGCTTACTCAAAGGTAACCTTGAGACTACCCTCCGGAACTTCTTATTCTGGGACTTCTACTCTCTCTTACGTAAGTGGAGGTGTTCTCTCCCCTGTATCTACTTCGAACGTTTTAACAGATGACTCGGGGAGCTATATTGAGTTTAACATAGCGTCTCCCGTTCTTCAAACGGGGTGGAATGTGACTTTTTCGGAAGCCAAGGTATCGATTCAATTGGTAACTGTCTCTGGCAACTTGAATCTTTTGACTCCGCAAGCATTACCTTCTCCCCGATCCCGGCTGGTTATGTACCCTGTTGGGACTCTCCCCGAGTTTACAACAAATTCAGACGGGGAGAAAGTACCAGCTGTTTATGCCTCATTAGCGGAAGTGGACATTAGCAATAACTACAAAGTTCTTGATATTAATGACGCCCGGTCTATCATACATCGTGATTTTGTCCCAGTGGCAGACTGGCTTACGAAGCCGTTTGATCAAGATTTAGTTAACCTATATGAGCAAGTTTCAAACTACTCTGCACTCTGGATGTCACCAACAAAGTGCATGACTCAAGAATATGCAAATCTTGAGACCGACCTTATCGAGGTGGAAGCATAATGACCCAACTTAATCCCACATTCAATATCTCTAACTTTGAGTTACGAAATTATACCAACCCTTGGTTAACGCCTACTCAAAGTCAAGAAGTAGTAGACACCGAACAACGAGTAAACGGTCAATTAGACTTCCTGGCCCAGATGCTAGGGTGGAACGGTCCCAACTATTGGGGGGATTTGGCGAATACAGTTGATCAAAAGAGGCAACTTCTGGGGGGATCTTTTGGCGTATATAACAGTTACATTATCCCAAGGATCTACGAAATTCGCAACTGGGATACGGAGGTTAAAGATTCGGCGGGAGTGCTAAATCCTGATCCAGTTGTAGACGCGATCGTCGTAGACCGTTTGCAATTTTTACAACCTGGAAAAGCAACACAAATTGCTAGAATCCTGCTGGGAGAGGATGTTTACCAGATAAAATCCGTTAGTGTGGAAGGTGACAAATACCTGGTTTCTCTGGGAGAGTTACCGCAAAGTTTTTATGATCAAATAGCAGCAAATGTCCCCCTAAAGGTAGATATCCCGACTTATCGACCCGCTCCTTTTCACCGGCCCTCAGTAGGAGTGTCCGGGGACTATTCTTTCACCTGTGGCTACGAAGGTACGAGCCTCCGGCTTTATCCTGCCTACGACACGGAGAAAAAGTTCCCCCTAAAGTTCCCAATTCTGTTTGCAGGTTCGACATACTATTTTGACCAACCGGTCTATGTCAGGTTTCCTTCAACTTCTTCAACAATCACGGACATAGCTCCCTCTTACGACCCTGATCTTGAAAAATGGTATTTCTCCCTGCCCAGCGCTTTAGTTAGCGTTGATAGCGGAATTGAGGCAACTCTGGTTTGGCCTTATGCGGGAGCAACGGGGACAACCAACGTTGAGCTAGAGGTTAAGGTTCAGCCCTGGGTCAATCCTTCAGATTGGGGGTCTATTTCAACCCTTGACAATTTTGTCGGAGTATGGGGGAATAAGGGTGGCCCTCTACCCTTTAACTTAGGTTTTGACGCCCTAAGCATTCACGGATTCAATGAGAAGAATTCGGTGTTTCTTCCTCCGGTTACAAAAGACCTTAACTTTAATGACATTGTAAACTACGTTTACTATCAAAAAACCACTATCTCTGCGTCAGCACCTGGAGGTGCCAATGTTGGCGATTTATGGTGGAACGATGTAACAGGGGTCTTGTCAGTGTGGTGGCCGTCAGAATCCGGATGCGGTAGTTGGGTTGAGATAGACTATCGTCAGTCCCCACGCCAGGTAGCTTCTGCTGAAGTTGTTTATCCCGATGTACCCACCTTTCAATCCCTCTCCCCATCTCTGCCAGTAGGCACAGTAGTTCGTATTGAGGACATCACGGGTCTATCTATTTCCGATAATATCTTAGGAGTTCAAAGCACATTAACTGCTGCCGGGTACTTGATCCTTCACCGTGCGTCAAGCACGCCTTATTGGACCCCGGATGAGTTCGGGTATGCGGACGTTGTTTCTTTTGAGACAGATGCTCTTTCCCTGCCTTACAAAGTTCCTGTAAAAGTATTTAACTCAACGGGACTTGCCCCTTCAGGTTCGACCTACAAGATTAACAATTTGAGCATTACAATTAGTGGTGATTACGAAGTGCTTCTCATGAAGTACTACACCAATGAGACCTGGGAGATTTACCCTGACTCCATACTAAAATACATTGCCTATTCGGCCTTATTCGGAAGTCCGCTACAAGGGGAAATGTGGTGGGATTTTGCCAATTCCGATCCTATTACTCGTGCAGCCGCTATCTATTATCAGAGTGCTTGGGTTAACGTCAACACACATCCCCAAAGCGGTTCTCCGGCGCCAGCTTTAGACCTGGACACAGTTCTCTTTTACTGCGATGGTGTTTTGGTTGAGGATGGTATTGCCCATGTTACTGACGATTACGATTTTGTTTACACCTCCAATCCCGCTACCGGGAAATACAGTGTAACCTATACGCCCAAAACGTTCGTCGGCCGTGCACAACTTCCAACTATCACCATATCCGACTCCTTGACTACAACTTACCGGGCCGATATAACAGGTCTCTTCTTCAGCGGAATAACCTATTATATGAGCCCGAATGTTTACGATGCGGAGACTCCTTTACGCCTGTGGAAGGCTCAAGAACTCCAAGTTGCTGAGACCTTAGCGCATCTGGCGGAGGACAATTACATCAATCCCCTCCTGGCAGACTTGAACAATGGGCCTGGGCCAGAAAATTGGGAGAAATTTTTTGTCCGATTACCACTGGACTATGGGCGTAATGGGGATGAGTGGCAGAAAGTGGCCCTCATCTGCCAAGACTTTGCGTATTGGGGCTCTAACGTAGATCCGGAGACAATGCGCTGCCCCCCAGAGGATGACACCCCTGCCATCTATGAGGAGCTGTTCCTGTATGATGAACCTATTCCCGATTACACTTACGTTTATTCCGAGCCCTATTTGTACTCCAATATTGCCTATTTCAGCTCGGTTGAGAGCGGAAGAGTTCAAAACTCTGGGGTATTTCCCGCAAGCGATGTTCAGTTTGATGAGTTTAACGAGGCAGAGTTAATTGAGTACGACCCCCTCCACGCCCGTCAGGCCGATGTAACTTCCCCCATTAACCAAGGTTATGGGGACTGGGTGGGAGAATATGTTAATGTTAACCCTTGCATCCCCCTTACAGGGTTCTTCACAACGGATTTACTTAATGGGGGTATTGAACCTGTAACCGCT